CGCCAGAAGCGCACGTTGTTGCCGTCGGCCCAGCGGCCCGAGGCGGAAAAAGTGGTGTCGTCGCCATCCAGGCCGGGCGCGAGTTCAAGCGAGATGCGGATGGTCGGCCTCCCGTGGTAGGGGTGGGGGATGATCGTGATCTTGCCGGGCTTTGGGCGGGTGGCTGACGAACTTCGTCGCTGGACGTCCCTGCTGCCGGGCCGCGTGGAAATTCTGCCATTGCCGCCGGCTCGAGGCCTGACGGTGGATGATCTGGCGGCCCACTACGCCGCCTCAATACCGGCCGAGGCGCTGATCGTGGGCGAGTCCTTTGGCGGATTGATTGCCCTTGCGATGGCTGGATGCGGCTATCGCGCCGTCGCCGTAGACCCGCCGCTCACCACGCAAAAGCAGTGGGCGGTTCAGTATGGCGTTCGGACGATCCTGGCTCGCCTTCCGGCCGATCACGCCGCCCACGACCACGCTGCCAACGTGCTCGGGGTTATGCCTGACGGCACGAACGAGGAGCGCGTCTATTACCCTCTTCTGGACGCCCTCAAGGCCCCAGTGGATTTGGTGACGGGCAGCGTCCCCCTCTGGCCCTACCGCGGCGCCGGACTCGACCGGGCCTGCTGTCTTGACGGGGTCGATCGGTTTATCTTGGCTCGCTACCCGATGGTGACGCTACGCGAAGTAAGGGGGTCCCATGTGCTGCTGGATACGAACCCAGAAGCTTGCCGGGCCGTGATAGTGGCCGCTCAAGCGGAGACCTTGAGAGCATAGATCGTGACTCGGCCGTCGCCGCCGACGAATGTGTCGCCTACCGCTGTGTTTCCCCCAGAGCCGCCGCCGGGAAGGCCCGCAACCGAACCCCTGTTGCCGCCGCCCCCATCGCCGGCCGGCAATCCAGGGGTTGTGTCTGTAAAGCCGGCGGAGCCGCCGCCGCCGCCGCCTGCCCCCGCGCCCAGACCGCCAGTCCCGCCGCCAACGGGCGACTCTCCCGACATCGAGAAGTCCCCGCCCTTGCCGCCGGGCCGCGCCACGTCCCATGAGCCGGCAAGCACACCGCCGAGCCCGCCGAGGCCGGATGCGGCGCCCTTCTTGCCGCCGCCGGCCCGCAGCAAGGCCCCGTTTGGAAGCGTGATCGTTGTGTCGGCTCCATCAAACCCGTCACCGCCACCGCTCGCCACGCCGGCGCCGCCGCCCCCGGCCCCGGAGGGATTGCCGCCAGACGCCGCCCCCGAACCACCCGCCCCCCAACCGTAAACCAGCAGCGTGCAGGCTGCGGTTGCGGTGTAGGAGCCCGTTCCGGCCGCCGTCGCACCGGAGAGCGCCACGAGGCCCACGCGCGCCGACTTACGGCCCGCCATGTTCTGTCCGACGAACCCCCGAAGCTTCTGGCTCATTAGTAGAGGCCGCCTTCGCAGCGGAAGACCACGCCGTTCGCGACCGCCGAGCCGATGGCGACCGCCAAGCCTTCGCCGGCAAACAGCACCATGGGATTGTCATCGCTGAGCCCGAAGTCGTATTTCGGGTTCGCCACCGTCGCGCTAGGCGTCACATTGGCGGTCAGGACGCTGTCCAGCAGGGTATAGGTCGTGCCCACTTTCTTGTAGAGCTGGCAGTTGATGACGGCCCCGGTGGCCGCGCGCGGGATCGCGTAGAGCTTGCTGATCCGGGCGCCGCTCACGTTGTCGGCGGGCAGGAGCAAGTCCTGCGCCGTGGTGGGGGCGCTGAACGCGACCTCCGCCGCCGTGGCCACCGCCGTCCGACTAAGCGGCGTCTGTGGCGTGATGATGGAATTGGCGGTTACGGCCATCTGAGGCTCCTAGAGGGACACGGCCAGCGCGACTTGCTTGCCAAGGATGTTGGTGAGGTAGTCGCCGAGGTCGGTCGTGTTGATCGCCTGCCACGTCGGCGGCCCGGCATCGACGGTGACCTTCAGGAACTTCCCCAGGTTGCCGGTCGTGCCCGGCACGGCCCCGGCGCTCGCCGACACGCTGGCGATGTAGTCCTTGAGGTTGTAGGCGCCGTACATGAGCGTGCGGACGTTGGTCCCGTCGCAGTAGACCGGGATCGTGTCGCCGGCCTCTACCGTGACCGTGCTTCCCGAGCCGGTGGTGATGGTCAGGGTCTTGTTCGTGGCGTTGTTGATCATCCACTGCATCGGCGTGCCGGGCATGGTGATCGTGGCGTTGGCGGCGAGCGTGCCGGTGAACTTCAGGAGGCTGTTGCGGGCCTCGAAGCCGGTCGCCAGTGTCGCGCTATTCGATGAGGTCGGCGTATAGTCGCCGGTGATGGCGATGGGCAGATAGCCGGCTATGGCATAGTTGATCCGCGCGATGACGCCATTCAGCTTCGGGGCGCCCCATACGTTCAGGCCCTCGCCCGCCGCCTGCATCTCGAAGCCAAGGCCGGTGAACGTCGAGGGCATTACAGGCCACCTCCATCAGCGCGCTTCCAGGCATAGGACCCGGTCACGAGGGTTGAGACGACGACGCTGTTGATCTCGTCGCAGATGATGGCCCGCTCGGGATAGGCGGCGGCGGCGGGCAGATCGGCCTTCAGAGCCACGTGGGCCAGGAGCTGCGGCTTGGTCGGCACCTGCAGCTCCTGGAGCGCCTCGGCGACCTCCCGGAAGAACCGCGGGAAGCCCTCAGCCCCCTGGGGCACGATCAGCACCTAGCGCCCCGCGTAGATGTTGAAGCCCGAGCGCCGGCCCATATTGGTCAGGATGCCGGGCTCGGTGTTCAGGGTGACGAGTGACTTGTTGCGGCTTTCCTTGGCCTTGGCCTTGGCGATGGCGTCCCCGTACTTGCCTTCCCAGATCGCCATGGCCTCCGGATCGCGCAGGAACGGGCTCGCCTCCTTCATCGCGCCGAACAGGTAGACATTGGGGTAGTTGGTCAGCACGAGGTTGGTCGGCTGGGCGTCAGAGAGGCCGAGACCGCTGCGGTACCGCAGATCGTAGGTGGGATAGGTCCCGTCGTTGGGGCAGTCGAAGGCGATGTTCGAGCCGTCCACGCACCATGCGCGCGGCACGCTGTTGATGGTGATCGTGTCCAACAGTTCGGGCAGCACGAACCGCAGGGGATCGAGCCGTCCGACCGGGCCGATGGGCCACAGGTTCAGGGTATCGCGGAAGCCGGCCGGGAGCGCCACCGTGCGCGAACCCGTCACGACCGTCAGCGTCGTGTCCTGCTCCACCGTGCGAAGATCGAACACCGAGTTGATATCGGCCTCGGCCAGCGCGATGAAGTCGGGGATACGCGAGGTCAGGTCGCCGCGATTCAGCCAATCGGCGACCGCTGACTGCAACTCCGCGTAGGTGGTGATGGCCACGTTAGACGCCGTGGCCCGTCGTGACGTGGATGTTGGCGGTGCCGGACGCCATGATCACCGAGAAGAACAGGGTTCCGCTGACGGCGTCGTTGCGCACCGTGAAGCCGGAGGCCATGCCGGGCGGAAGGGGATGGTCGCTTGTGGTGGCTGCAACAGCGGATGAACTGGACCAGGTGATATAAGCCCAGGTCGTGCCGTCGTTGGTCACGCGGATCTGAAACTCCCCTTGCGGGGCCGCGGCGAAGACCTGACCCGCAGAGGCAGAACCCGTCGCGGCGACTTTGATGGGCGCGGCGGCCGGTGAAAACAGTCTGGAGGACATCAGGCAACCTTTCGGGCTGGATCGTTGCAGCCGCCCGGCTGGCGCATCAGGAATTCATGAAGGTTCCCAGGATACGCACGGTCGGCGGAGTGATGGGTTAGGGTCAGGTCGGGGACGACGGCGATCTCTCCGCCGCAGGCCAGCCAGTTACGGGAGAAGGCGTAGTCCTCGCCCCACCAGACGCCCTCATGGGCGCCGTGATTGAACAGGTCCACGGCCGGGGAGATGGGCGAGCCGTAGCAGAGGTGCGGATAGGCCCGCATGAAGCGCTCGACAGCGGCCCTGGTGACCTTCAGGAAGCCGGCCGGGACGCGGGTGGCGCGGATACAGCCATCTTCCCGCAGCGGCGGCGTACCGTCGCTCAGGGGGCTCCAGGCGCCCATGTACTCTTCGTCGTCTTTCTTGAACCGATAGAGGCCGGCGACCACGTCGCCATCGGTCTGCACTAGCTTCAGAAGGTCGGAGGGCGGCCAGCTCAGGTCGTGGTCGATGAAGACGATGACTTCCGCGCCCTTGTCGAGGGCCTGGCGGAGCATCGTGGCGCGAGCGCCACTGATGTAGGGATTTCCAACCTCGAACTTGGCGCCGACTTCGAACCCGGCCGCCTCCAGAACCGGAACGGAGGCTTCGAACGCCTCGATGTAGGCAGGATAGGGCTTGGTGATGGTCGGCGTGCAGAGCGCCACAAGTTGCGGAGCCTGCACGCCTTCCATTGTCAGGCGGTCTTGATGGCGCCGAGGGCGATCAGCGCCGCGCCGAACTCCAGCAGAATCGCGGCGGTGTTGGACGCCACGGAGACGTAGGTGGAGGCCGAAAGCAGCGAGGTGGCCAGCACAGTAGAGGTGCGCTGGATGACGGGGGTCGCGCCGTAGAGACCGACTTTCGCGCCGGTCCCGCCGACATTGACGCCATCGGGACCGTTATCGCCGAGTTGGGTAGCAGCCATGGTGATGGCCCTTTCTGTGAAAAGAAACGGAGCGCCCCGTGAGGAGCGAGCCAGTCAGCCGGGGGGCTAGTTGTTGAGGACGCGGACCGCGAGCTGCGGGCGGATCGCCTTGTAGCCGTAGAGGACATCGAGGCGGCAGGGGAACTTGTCGCTGTTGATGTCGTACGCCCGCACGATCCGCATGGAGATGCCGTCCTGAACTTCGCGGCGGGCGAAATCGACGCCGCTAGGCATCTGCAGATCGGCCGTTGCGAAAGCGAAGGCCTCCTTGTGGTAGAGGAGCGAGGTGTCATCCGAGCCAGACGCCGTACCGGCCCAGACAACCGCTTTCGAAGCGCCGGCCGAGTTGATGACGACGTTCTGAGTCGCCCCCGAAGTGACCGGGGTTGGCGAGACCACTTGCGTGGTCGTGCCGACGGTCGTCACAGCGAACTGCTGCAGGACGCCCGTGTCGGCCTTCGTCTCCGGATGAACGCGGTTGACGCCCACGATGGTGAAGACGTCGCCCAGGTTGCTGGTCGCGCCGCCGCCGCCCGAGAGCGTGATGGACGAAGATCCCGAGGTGATGCCGGTCGAGGTGTTGACCACCCAGGAGCCGTCGAGGGCGCCGCGGGCGTATTGCGGAAGCAGCGTGTTTTCAACGAAGTCGAAGCCGGCGGCTCTGCCGACGTAGCCTTCCTTGTACTGCTTGCCGATCTCGGCAGCCTGGTTGAACAGCGCCTTGCCGTCCGTCACCACATCGACCATTTGCTGGGTGGACATGAGGGCCGTGCGGTTGTCGAGTGGCGCCAGCTCGTCGTTCATGATCTTGCGGGCGCTCAGGATGTTGGCGAGCGTGGTGGCGGAACCGGAGTTCCACACCGCGCGCCAAACGCTCTTGGACATGGTGAGCGCGTCCGCCTCGATGTTGGCGGCGAGCACGGCCATCGCCGGTTCGAGGATACGGCTGGAGAAGTCGTCCAGGTTCAGCGTCAGGTCCACGGAGGTGAAGTTCAGGTCTACGCCCTTCTGGGTCGCGATCTGCAGCGTCGTGCTGGTTTCCGTGGTGTCCTGGGCGACCAGGGCGGCTCCGGTGCGGACGGTGTACTGGTTCGGCAGGCGAATCTTCAGGCTGTCACCGATTTTCGCGCCGGTCTTCGCGAAGCTGTCGTCGTACTGGCGCTCGATGGAGCCCACGAAGTTCAGCTTCTGGTGGAGAACGCGCAAAGCTTCGCGCGTCACCGCCGTTGGGGTGAGGAATGCATTCGACATAAGAGGTCCTTCTGGCCGCTAGGCGGCGCTGGGAAAGGCGCGTCTCGCGACGGGCCGTTGCTGGGATGCCTAAGCTCGCTTCTTGGCGAGTTCGGCGTTGCGGCGGCGCATCCATTCGTCGGCCGGCAGTTCATCGTTGAGACCCGGCTTGTAGCCGCCGGCGCGAGCGCCCACGGTCTTGGCCGGCTCGATGCCTGCGACCTTCTCTTGGCGTGCGGCCGTCTTATCCTTGGCTTTGAGCGCGTTCAGTTCCGCTGTGGCCGTCATCGCCGTGTGGAGGAGCTTCCACGACCGGTGATCCGCGGTCCGGAGATCTTCGAGGGTGACCCCGAACTCCTTGCCCGCGTAATCGACCACTTGGCGAGCAACCGGCTCGCTCCAGCCTTTGATATCCTTGGTGAGCGTCGCCCACGTCTCCGAAGCCTGCTTGGCGGCGTTGTTCCGCTGCGCGTCGGAGAAGGTCTGCTCTTTCGTCTTCAGCTCGCCGACCGCCTTTTCATGGGCCGTCTTGGTCTGCTGGTATTGCATCCACAGCGCCTGCGAGCTGGCCGGGTCCTCGGATGAGAGGGCTTGCCAGTTCAGCTCTTCGAACGCCTTGACCTGGCTGGCCAGGCTGTGGACGGCGCCCAGGTCTTCGCGGAGCGCCTGCGCCAACTCGGCTTGATGGCGGACCTCGGCTTGCCGGGCCTCCACTGCCTTGCGCGTCTCCGCGACCTCCTGGGTCTTCTGGGTATAGTCCTTCTGCATCAGCAGGAGGGGCTTGATACCCTTGGGTACGCTGTACTTCTTGCCCTCGTGCTCGATCTCTTCCGTCTCGTCGTCCGGGTTGGCCTCAAGGGCTCCCTCTTCCGGTTGGTCTTGATCGTCGCCTTGGGCGTGAGCCTCATCGGCGACTGCCTCCGCCGAGTCCACAATGGGCTCGTCGGCGACTTGGTCGCGTTCTTCGGACATCTGGTTCCTTCACAGGGATTGCGGCGTCTCTCGACGGCGCTAGAGCCGAACTACTGCTCGTAAGCAGGGCTCGGAAGGGGATCGGGCTTCAACGCGACCATCCGCTTGGTCTGGGCGTCGAACGCCTGGATTTCCAGCTTGCGGGCGTCGAGTTCGTTCTTCGCCGCATTGTCGTTGGCCTGCGCCTCGGCCGCCTGGAGCTGCTGCTGCATCTGCTGCATCTGCTCCTGCATCTTGCCGATGACCTCCTTGGCCTCGCCCTTGACCTGTTCGACCGCGGGATTGCCGGGGCTCATGGCCTCCAGCTTCTCCACGATCTCCTTGGCGTCGGGGATGTCGAAGTTCTTGATGATCATCGGCGTCAGCACGGTCTGAAGCATCGGGTTGCCGCGCATCAACTCGCCGGCCATGGCCACGAACTCCTCGCGCTTGCTGGCGAAGCTCGGGCCGGCCTTCACGGTGAGATCGTACTTGCCAACAGTCAGGTCGAAGATACGTTCGATCTGGCGTTCCTGGCCGGTCTGCGGATCAACCTGCGGCTCCCCGGTCTTGGGGTCCTTCACCGGCATCATGACCTTCTGGTTCACCGGGGCCATCTCGGGCTCGCCGTCGGCGCCGATGATGCGGACGATGCGCTCCACGCCGTAGACCTCGGGGATGAGGTCGATCAGCACCCGGCCGGCGTGGCGGATCGCGCGGGAGAGGTTGTCGATGAAGTGGAACGTGCCGGTGTCGGCCTGGGCGTCTCGCGCCTGGATCGCCTTGCCGCTGGTCTCATTGCTCCGGGCGCCCAG